GTGTGGTTGAACTTTGGTTTAAAAAATGAAAACTCTAAAAGAAGCAGATAGTAAATTAGATTTTGAGATGTTCCAAGATTCTAAAGGAACTATTTGGTATAGACTTCTTTCAGATGTTCAATATATCTCTCATAGATTTAATAAAACTAAGACTCTTCCTAAAGGTTATGTTTCTGATGGAGCTACTGGAGCAGAGGATATTGTTTCTAAATCATGGTTTGTCCATGATAAACTCTGTGAAGATATGAAATGGGATGATGGAAGTTATTGTTCTCCTTTACAATCTTCCTATGTATTATATGATATACTTATGAAAGAAAATCGTTGGGTTAGGGCAAAGGTTTGGTTCCTTTTTACCTTTGTTTTTCAATCTATTAAACATTGTGGGAGAAGATAATGGAAATTGTAACTACAGAAACATCGAAGACTTATGGAACGCAGGAATACTGGAATTCTCAGATCCAGAAAGGTTTGAAGTTTAGGAAAGATAATGCACATGAGGATTCTTGGGATAGGATTAGAGGATACTATGAACATCAATTTACTGATCCTTCTTTGCCTCATTTTAATTTGATCTATATTATGGCTTCTTCTTGGATACCGGCGTTAGTGTTTCAAAGACCTTCTATTATCAACACAGCAAGAAGACCTACAGCTATTCCTTGGACACAGATTTATGATGGAATAGATAATTGGTTAGTAGATGAGATGGAAGTTCAGGATATTCTGAAAGAGATTATTATTGGAGCTTTTCTTAATAATACTATGGGTTTGGAATTAGGTTATGATCTTCCTAGTGAGAGACAAATTGCTGGTGTGGAAGCTATGGAATTTAAACCCATAGAAGGATCAGCGGATAGGGTGAGGAAGACTAACCAGCCTTGGCTTGATACAATTTTACCGGAGAGATTAGTTCTTGCTCCAGGAACTAAGAGTATGAGGAATTGTAGATGGTATGCGAAGGGAGTTTATACTCTTACATCAGATCTTAAAAAGATGAAAGGTCTTAAGAAGAATGCTGTGATTCCTACTGAGGTTCCCTCGGAGGTTGCAAGACTTACTGGAGAGAAATATCTTGAGGAACTAAAAGAAAGGGGTATGACTTTTCTTTGGGTAATTCATGAAGCAGAGAGTAAGAAATGGATGTGGCTTAATAGTGCAGGTCAATTTGTTCTTCTCCCAGAAGAAGATCCTATGCAGATTGATGGACTTCCTCTTGAGGTAATAAGTTTTAATCATGGAGTACATGGACTTTGGGGAACTCCTGATTCAGTTTATATTGAGAGTCAGCAAATAGAAAGTGATGAGTGTAGGCAGGATGGGAGACTTCAAAGAAGAGCAGCTTTGATTAAAGGATTCTATGACAATCAACTTCTGGATGAAGAAGATATAGTAGAGTTTCTTACTTCTGATGCTTTGGGTATGATTCCTGTGACTGTTCCAGCAGAGAAAAGTTTACAAGATGTAATTCATCTGATACAGCCTCATGTTCAGGGAGAACTCTTTGAATATCAGAAACAAATTCTAAATGATGCACAACTTCTTGTGGGAACTGGGCCGAATCAGATGGGAACTTTTGCTCCAGGAAGAAGAACTAAGTATGAAACTCAGGTTGTAGAGGAGAGGAATTTTCTTAGAGCAGGTATGAGAAGAGAAGAATTAGGAAATTCTATAGGTAATATCTTTTCTAGGGTTAATCAGATTATCCAGAAAAATTGGAATGCTCCAGTTGTTGCTCAGGTTGTAGGAGTAGAAGGAGCAATGTATTGGGTATCAGCTAATGCAGCAGAATTAAAGAATATAACTGCGCAACTTTCTACTAAGGTTAATGTAGAATCTATGGCTCCAGTTTCTAGACAGAGAAGGAAAGATGAGATGATGGAAGTTTTAACTATTCTTACAAAGGTTCAGGGATTTAATATTATTCCAATTCTCCAGCAGCTTCTTTCTCAATTTGATTGGTTGGATGTTACTCAGACTCTTCCACAGGCTAATCAAGGTAATCCTATGGGAATGGATCAATTTCAAGGACAGCAACAAAAGATGTTACAATCTCCTAATTTGCAGCAGATGCAGCAAAATAATCTAGGAGGTTTAAATAGGCTAGTAAACAAACTTCCTGTGGGACAACCACAGGCAATGGAAGGAAATACTAATGAGTGAAGAAACTCCAATTGGAAAAATAATAGTAGATGTGTTTAAGAATAGGGATCTTAAGGTAGATTTCAAAGGTAATCTGGATGGTTTGAATTTTCCAACTCTTACTTCTGTTTTGAGGAATGAGTTCTTTGGAACTTATTCTCTTAGAAGGAGAGAAGAAGAAATAAAGAATCTTGAGAACAATGCAAGGATTCAGAGAGAAGAAAAGCTCTTGGCTGAGAAAATTAGATTAGAGAAGATAGCAGAAGAAGAGAAAAAAGCCAAGGATCTTAAAGAGAAATCTGAGAAAGCTGCAAAAGAATTGCAGGAGAAAATTCTTAAAGAGAATCTCAAGATTGAAGCAGAAAGAATTTTAAAGAAAGATGCAGCAAGGAAAGCCCAGCAAGGTGGTAATCCAGAAGAAATAGCTTGGGCAAATAAACAGTTAGAAAATGCTAATGAAAGTAAGGAGGCTACTACTGATGAGTTCAAAATCTGATACTGATGAAGTTAAAAAAGAAAAAATGAGTTTTGCAGATGCGATGGAATTAATGAAAGACCCAAAGGCTTTGGCTGCTGCTGCTGCCATGCATGGGTTTCAGTTGCAGGTACCTGGAACGACTAATAAAAAAGATGATGATAAAGAGGAACAGATAACTCCTCCTGGAGATATTGAATTGGATGAGAATGCTACATCAAAAGATGTTCTTGCAGCAATGCAGAAATTGATGAAGCAAAATAATGATTACTTATTGAAACATATGGAGAAATCTACAAAGAGCTATGATAAGAAGTTGCAGAGTTTGAAGTATGAACAGCAAGCTAATGAAGTTAATAGGTTTATTAAAAAGCATAAGGTTCCTCAAGAACTCCTGTCAGATATGGATGCTTTCTACAGGAAGGGCGAGTCGTTAGAGGATTCTTATGAGAAAGCTAAAAAGCTAAATGGGATAAAGGATGAGGTTTCTAAGGATAAAGAAGATAAACCTTCTAAGTCTGATGAGAAACCTATTAGAAAATCTCCCAGAATTTCTGAGGAAGCAGAAGGAGATAAAGATGGAGTTGAGAAAGTCGCTCCCAAATCCATTGGAGAAGCAGCTAGGAATACAATGAAAGATATGATTGCTAATGATCCGGATGTTTCTAAGATTCTTTCTGGAGAGCCGGATATTTAAAGATATTAAGATGAAAGTGGGATAATTACATGACACAGGTAACAAAAACTGAAGTACTTGATAATCTGACGACAACTACTTGGTATTCTATCAGGAAACAGATTGTGGAGACTTCTTTTAAAATTACACCAGTTTATAATAAACTGTTGGAAAAAGGTAAGATTAAGGCAAAAGTTCCTGACGGGAGTCATTTTGAAATTCCTGTATCCTATGCTAAACAGGATCAGAATTTGAAATACTTCACTAGGGGAACTACATTTGGAGCTTCTGAGAAAGAATCAGCAACTAGGTTGCTTTTCTATACAAAGAATCTCGGAACTAATGTGGTAAGGTATTGGGATGATGACAGGAAGAATAGGGGTTCAGCAAAGATTGTAGATTATATCCAGTATCTGTTGGAGAATTCTAAGAATTCTATTATAGATAAGTTGGAAACTGATCTCTGTGTTCAGAGTTCAGATGCTAATAGTATAGATGCTATTCCTACTTTGATTGTTTCTAGTCCTACTTCTAGCACAGCTACAGTTGGTACTCTTACTAGGTCGGGGAATACTTTCTTGCAGAATCAATATAAGAGTTTCTCTGGTCTTACAACCACGAATTCTCTGATTGATGAGATGGATGCTATGGTTAATAAGTGTTCGGAGTATTCTACAGGAACTCAGAGGATGCCTGATATGATTCTCTGTAACAGGACTGTTTATCAGGATCTTGAAAGAATAGCTAGAAATATGCAGGTTATTCAGACTAACAAAACAGAGAGAGCTTCTCTTGGTTTTGGGGATATTCTGTTTAAGAATATAGAAGTGTTTTGGAGTCCAGCTATTCCCAATACTACGGGTTCAGGAGTTATGTATTTCCTGAATTCTGGTACTTTGGAATTTAACTATGATCCTTCTGCTTGGTTTGAAATGACTGATTGGAAGCCGATTAGTGGAGCTAGTCTGGATAGGTGTGCGCAGATAGTTTGTGTTGGTAATCTGTGTGCTTCTCAGACGCAGAATATGGGATTGATAGATAATATTACTACAGTAACAGCTTAATAGATAACCTCAGCGCAAGCCAATGCGCCTAAAAATGTCAGTAAACGACAAAGGAAAGGGAAAATAAAATGAGTCTTACGAATCAGCAGAATGGAATAATTAGTGGTAGTGTATATGATGCAGAACTTTTGAGTACTTCTGTGAAGTATCTTGAAGGTAGGATGCCGAGGGTGGGAGATAGTGTAGAGTTTGATGATGGAAGGAAGTTTAGATTTGTTTCTTCCAAAACGGCTCTCACAGCGGCAGAACCTGCTAGTATGGCTACAGCTAGTAATTCAGAAGTTGCAGGCTATGCGGCTACTGTTGCAGGAGAAACAGCAATTACTCCAGTTACCACAGCTACATCTTGGTTTGGTGGTACTACTGGTATTCTTGCTGCTAATAGGTTGGCTGGTGGGTATGTTTGTATTAATGATGATGCAGGAGAGAGTTATTACTATAGGATTAAGAGCCATAATGCAGGAACAGCAGCTCTTAATATGACATTCCAGTTGTATGATCCTATTAAAGTAGCAACGGATACTTCTACATCAGATATTATGATAATTGGCCCGAAGTATAGGGAAGTAGTTGCAGGAGCAGCTGATCTTCCTCCAGTTGGTATTTGTATGGTTGCTTGTACTGGAACTTCAGAATACTTTTTCTGGGTTCAGACTAAGGGGCCTGGTATTGCACTTACTACAGGAGCTACTATAGGATTACAGCAGGTTATGGGTTCTGCTGTGATAGTAGATGGAGCTGCGGCAGATGTGGGGTTGGTTGTTGTTGGAGTTGCGCTTGGAACTTCTGCTAACGGGAATGTTCCAGTTGATCTAACAATAGAATAACAAATGCAGGGAGAGGAAGGGGTAATTCTCTTCCTCTCTTAAAAGGAGAATTAAATATGAAAAAATCAATTCTTACTTTGACTGCATTTTTGATGCCATTTATTAGTGCAATAGCACTTGATCTAACAGATGTTAGTAATGATATGGCATTTCCTGCAGCAAAAAGTATTATAAATAGTAATAATAGTTTACTCGAAGTGGCACAAACTTCTAATTCAGCTGCCATTGTTAGTTTACAAGCTGGTGTACAATCAGGAGTTTCAACTACCTCAGTAAACAATCTTACAGTTACAGGAAGTGTAGTTAACCTTCCTGCTGGAGTTATCGCGAGTTCTGCTCTGGTTTCGAGGGCAGAGTTAATAACAAGTGTTACAGCTAGCATAGCAACAAACGCCAATGGGGGAACTAATGTAGTTACATTTACAGCTAAAGATATTAATGGAACAGCAGCAACTTATCCAGTACCTATTAGATTCTGGATTAGTGATGATGGACAAGGAACACCCGCAGCTGTTGCTGGAGATGTTGCTATTAGTTCTGGTGTAGAACTACAACAGGTAGTAGATAAAGCAGATTATTGGATTATTAGTACTAATCTAGCAGGAACAGTTATTGCTACAATAACTGATACTCCTGGTGGGACTAATTATATTCATGTGGCTGCCCCTTGTGGTAGAATTAATAAATATACTTCTGCTTTCAGGGCTCCCTAAGTTATTAATGAGGGAGGAGAGAATTGATACTCTCCTCCTCTCTTTTAGGAGATTTTAAATGACATCAACTGAATTTGTTACAGCAGTAAAGGATCATATAGGAGATAGACAATCTGGTAGAATAGGCTCACAAACTGTTGATGCAGCTTGTTTGGCTTCTGTTAACAAAGCTATTAGACATATTGCAAAGATTCCTAATTTTAACCCAGCAGAACAGCAAGAGAGTGGAAATATAGCTGTGACTAGCGGAAACTATTCCTATTCTACTCCTACTTTTACTCATGGGACTATTAAGAGTATTATTTCTGTAACCTCTCAGGCGAGCGGAGAAACCACAGGAAGATTTTTAGAGGAACTTCCAAGAGTATCTTTTAGTAAGTATTTCCCTTTGATGGATAGTTCCAGAACAGGAAGACCTAATTCTTTTACTATGCAGCATAAGACAACCATTCTTTTATATCCTTGGCCAGATGGAAATTACACTGTGAGTATGTTAGTTAATTGTTTTCCTAATGAATTGGGTCTTGGAGAAGATTCTCCTTATGATGAAATCTGGGATGAAGCAATAGAAGCTTATGCAACTTTTGACGTATTTGCAAAATTACAACAAACACAAGATGCTAGTAGTTGGTTTGCTATTTATAGAGTGGTAAAAGGAGAAACTCTTGGAACTCTTTCTAAGTTTCCCTCTAGGACTATGGATATTAAATTGAAACCTTGTGGGAATAGTATTAACTATGGAGTAGAACCTGGACTTGATCCATTTATAAGGAGTGTGAGATAATGAGTACTTTTGGTAAAACCTTTTCTGAGTCAACCCCTTTGGGTTCTGCTTTGGCTAATACCTTAGATACGGTTATTCAGGATGATAAAACAGCTCTTAATGAAAGATTTGAACTGGAACATAATGCTTTAGATTCTAGTGCTACAGGAGCAACTACTATAGAGAATAGTGCAGCTCAAGGAAGACATAAGCCAGGAAATGTAAGTGCAGTTTATATTGGAACAACTGCTCAGATTGCTGCTCTTACTGGGATGTATTCTGGAGCTTTAGCATATGATACTACTCTAGGACTTTTAGAGATTTATAATGGAACTAACTGGACAACGTATCAGATTGGTGTGAATATGGGTGGCACTGATATGACAAGTACATTACTTATCTCTGCTAATTTACATTCTAAAGGTTTTGCTGTAGGCTATGATTGGACAAATGCTTTAGATGGAGATATTAGTACAGCTACAGCAGCGGATTCTGTTACTACAGGAGATTACGTTTATTTTGACCTTGGAGCAGTCTATAAAGGAATGTTCTTGACAGTTTTTGATAAAACCGCTGTTTCTTCTACAAACCATGCAGTGGCTACTTGTAGTTATTCAGAACTTGTTCAAGTAGCAGATGATCTTTCAGATATTAATATGCCTGGACCAAATACAAGATCTGATGGAACAACGGCATTAACCTATTGCACTCAGTATTTTCCTTTCTATGGAAGATATGTGGGAATTAATTTTTACCTAGCACAATCAGTTAAATTTAGAAAATTCCAAATTTGGTGTTCTGCTGTTTAAGGAGAACTTATGGCAACTTTATTAAAGCCACCAATACCAGAGAATCCTTATTTTCCTTCTGGTGGATGGAATCCCGATGCCCAAGGTCTTTCTATTAAGACAGAAGAATGTTCTGATATTCTTAATATGAGGATTTCTAGAAGGGAAGCTTTTACCAGATCGGGGGTAAGGAGATTGGCAAAGAATTCTCTTGGAGTTAACCCAGCATTGGCTCTGATAAATTATAAAAGTCCTACAGGAGTAGAGACTGAGTTTGCATTTACTAAGAATATGATATATCAGAATATAGCTCAGGATTGGACATATGCTGTGGCTTACTCTGAGAAAGATGCTTGTGAGAGTACAACTAATTTTGCATCTGATTTAGGAACACCTACTCTTAGTACTAGACATCAATTTGGAACAGGTTCTATTACAGTCCCAGCAATTCCATCAGCAATTACTGATACTCAGAGAATTCTTGGAAAGAGTACAGTAACTTGGGATTGTTCTGCTAGGACTCATATGGCTATTTGGTTTATGGGAACTAATACTGCTGCTGTAAGTGCAAAGTTAAATTTCTATTCAGCTATTAATTACACTACTCTGGTTCAGAGCTTTGATATTACTTTGACAGCAAATACAACAACTTGTTTTATGGATATTGTTAATAAAATGACAACTCCTGCAAGTTGGTCGGCTATTAAGAGCTTTGATATTACTGTTAATGGAAATCAAACTGTGGGGGCTGTTTGGCAATTCTGGCTGGATGGGGTAATTGCTATTGATGCCCTTCCTAATGATGTGGAGTATTGGAGTACTACAAGATATGTGGATAGTACAAGCGGAGAGACTGTAGTAGCTTCTGGAAGTAATCCTCCTCTCTTTGATGAGGCAGAAGATGATCAATCTCTGAGGTTACTTTATTACTATAATGTTTCTAGTGGTTGGTTTGTTGCTCTTACTACTTATAAGAATGTCAATCTTGGAGATGAAGACACAGGTAAGACAGGGCCAGCAACAGCAAGCACTGTTACAAGCTCAACTGCTTTTGCTTGTACTTCTCTTTCTGGTTTTACTGAGATGGTAGGAGGAACTATTTCTCTTTATACTTTAGAGAAAGGAACTCTTGCTACAGCTAGTTCTGTTTTGTCATCTGATAGGTATATGTTTGTTCCCACAGATACAACTAAGATTAATGCAGGGGCTAATTCTTATGTTCTTAAAACAGGAGCTTCTTGGAGCTTGGAGTTTCTTACAGCAGATTATTCAGGATTAAAAATCTATGTGGTTTATACTTATAAGATCACAGCAGTTTATAAGCCTAGGTTTGTTTGGAACTTTCATAATAGGTTACTTCTTGGTGGGACGTATGAAGGATCTAACTATTATCCTTGGAGAATTAGAGGATCTAATATCCAAGATATGGATTTGTTTGTCTCTACTGATTATTGGGATTTGATAGATAATGATATTTCTCCTATTACAGCAGGAGATCATTTGGGATTTTATCTTACAATATATAAAGGTAATTCAATAGTAAAGGGTTCTTATATTGGTGGAACTTCAATCTTTACTTTTGCTACTGCTTGGAAGAGTGGTACATTTGCAGGGAGAACAGTTCAATCTTTTAAAGAGAAACACTATCTTATGGGAGCAGATGACGTTCATGTTTGGGATGGGAATACTTTGGAGAGTATTACTTTTGATAAAGAAAGTGGTCAGTATAGAACTAGGAATCAGATTTTCTCAGCTCTTAATCAGAATCAATTGAATAAGTGCTTTGGTAGTTTCTATCCAAGGTTTCAAGAATATTGGCTTTGGGTTCCTAAGAGTGGAGAGACTAATCCTAGTTCGGTTTATATCTATTCTGTTCTCTTGGGGATCTGGTATTACTTTGAGTTCACCGCAACAACTTGTACAGGCAGTTTTCATTCTGAAAGTGGGGCTACTATTGATGAACTTATTGGAACAATAGATGATCAGAATTGGAGATTAGATGATGTTAGTTTAGAGGGAACAACTCAATCACTTCTTATTGCTCCTGCTGCTGGGCAAGTTAATATGATGGATGATAAGATGAGTTTGGATGGAGGTTATTGGGATGCAGATGAAACTTGGGTTTCTGGAACAGCAATCTCTACTAGATTGATTACTAGAGATTTTATCTATTCCAAACTTCATCAATATGAGAGAACAGAGAGATTGATCTTTGAAGCTCTAGGAGTAACAGTTGATGTTTCTTATAATGCAGATTATAGTATTGATCCTTTGGGATTTCATCAGGAAGAAACTCTTACTCTTGATGGGGCTTATGTAAAGAGATATTATTTTCCTGATGCGGTGACAGAGAAAATTAGATTTTGTTTTCAAGCCAGTGATTACTGGTCTATTAGATGGTTGCAACCTTTTGCTATTGCTACAGAAACAGTTAATGAATAAAGGAGTATTACTATGG